TTCTTCTTCATCGTGTAGTTCTGGAGGACATCGTTGGGATCGAGGACCCGCCGCACCATGGCGAGATCGTGTGCGCGGTCGTCCTCCATGGTGATGGAAGTCCAGGCAGTGCCAACCAGTTGGTCTGCCGAATAGCCGAGGATTTCGGCATACTTCTGGTTCACCCAGAGGAACCTATTGGTTTCGACAGCAACTATAGCTACGCCCTGGTAGGGGTCCTGCTCGAAGATGGTCTCCACCTGGATGGGGGTAAGGTCGCGTGGGCTTGATATCGTCATGTTTAGGTGATCGTCTGGCTAAACTCAGAGGAATAGTTGAGTCCTCCCTCAATGTAGTCGACGGCAACCAGCTGCATGTAGATCGTGGCCGCACTGGGCAGTCCACCAACACTCACAGAAGTGGCAGTTCCAGAGTAGACGAGGTTGCTCGCAGACGGCGTGAAGCCGCTCGAAGCTGCCGCGTAGAGTCGATACTCACGCAAGTCGTCGTCCGTAACAGCATCCCAAGACACAGTCAGGTTTCCAGTTGAGGGGGAGGAGGTCGTGATGTTGCTCGGAACTGCCGGAGCGGTATCTGTGACCGTGTCCGTGGCGATTCCGGTGATGATCGTACCGGCATTAGCCGACACGCTGACCTGCGCCGCACGACCAATCGTGTATTCGTCCACCAACTGGGACGGAATCACGATGTACGGTGCGTAGGTCGTGAAGGTGTCCTGGAGAGAACCACCCAGATATAGCTGAACCGTGTAGCTGTCTGCCTGAACCACGGGGGCCCACGAAGCCACGATACTGTGTTCCGGACCCTCCCAGTCGTTGTCGATGCTGACGCTGCTGGGGGCAGGTACGGTGATCGTACTAGTTGCCGTTGTGGGTGCCGACGATCCAGCAGAGTTTACGGCTACAACATCGATATCGTAGCTGCTCCAGGGTCCACCAGCATCCGCAATCTGGGATGCGGTGAACGTGTACGCAGGCGTCGTCGTGGTGACCGTCAGTGAGGTGGTCCCATCACCGATGGTCACTTGGTAGTACGCGGCGCTGTCGTCAGACTCCCAGGAGACCGCAAGGTTTCCGGTGTCTTGATCGTAGCTCGCGCTGGCCGTGCCCGCGCCCGACGGGGGGCTCATAGAGAGTCCGAAGCTGTCCTGGTAGTATGCGTAGTCACCACGAACATCCCCGTACCCAGCGACGCGGAAGTAGATCGTCCCAGTGCCAGTAGTGAAGGTGGCGTTGGTGTTCGTGCCCTCGTAGGCGTTGATCCAGGTTGCGTTGTCGTAGCTGTAATCCAGACCGTAGAACGATGCGTTACCCGCAGCCGTCCAGGCCGCGTTCAACTCGATGGGCGCGGTCGTACCACCACCCGTCTGGAACACGACCAGATCGTCGACCGTGGGGGCCGAGCTGCGTCCGGACGATTCACCACCGTCCTCTTCCTGGGTGTACTCGTCTGCCTCGTATACCTCCGGAGCGTAGTTGGCTGCACGAATGTACACCATCTCGGTGCCGTCCGGACGGACTGCCAGGACCGTGAAGGGCTTGGCGTAGGTGTCGACAGTACCAAAGACGACCTTGGTGGGCTCCTTAGCGACATCGTTGATCGTCAGGATACTATCCACGCTTTCGCTCTGGGCAGCCACATCGTCCTCATCCAGGACAACCTGGAGCGGATTCCCAGGGACTGCGGTAGCGCCGACAGGGCCCCATTCGGACCCGTCTGGTTTGCGGAGAGCCACGACATGCGACTCACCGTCAGCGAAGATCAACTCGTCCCGAACCGTAAGGGTGCGCGTACCAGAATCGTAGGCGAACACCTCACTCGACTGCCCCCACTGAGGCATGTCATGGCTGACCAGGATCTTATCGCCCCGCAGGAGAACACGACCGTCCAACTCAGTCTTGAAGTTGATCGTAGTGCGGCGGTACTTGTTTGCGCGAGCCTGATACATGCCCTCGCGGAACGCCTGCTGCTCCCTGGTCACGCCGAACAGTCTCACGCGTGCCGGGGTATCGTCGTCCTCACCCAGCTTGCAGACCTTCTCGCTAACCGTGTAGTCGGTTAGCTCGTTCAGGAACTCGACGATCACATGGTCCGGGCTGTCGTCTCCCGTCAGGTCATACTCGATGTTGAAGCTGTCCTTGACGATGTTGCGCGGCGTAAACACGGCGCTGGCGACGCTCTTAGGCTCGTCTCGGATCATGCTGAAGGTGCTACCCAACATGATGGGCTGCGAGCGCATGACCCGAAGCGCGTATCCTACGCACTCCCAGACAGACATCTTGCGGTCAATGACAGCGTTGAACTCATCACCAGCCAAGTCCGCGAGGTTCGCGTAGTACGCAAAGGTGTCTAGGTCCAGGTTGTCGTCGGACACACCAGCACCGTACTCACTGCTTCGCAGCATGTCCACAGCGGCCCATACGGGGTTGTTGGTGGCCTGCTCGGACCAGCCATCCTCTTCATCCCACACGGGGGTGCGGGACTGCTGCACGGCGCTCATCTTCGTACTGACCGACTGTGCGAGCTGGTTGGTCGCACGGATCTTGACGGCCAGGGTGTCGATCGGTAGCGACGCCGAAGCGGCTGCACGACCACCCAGGGACTGCCACACAGTGGCGTCACCGTACCGGGTATCCTGAAGGGAAAGCGTGGGGTCTTCGCGAACGATACGGACCTCCCACCGCGCGGAAGGGACCTCGATCTCGTGGGTCTTGTAGATCGGCTTGTTGCTAACCTCCGTGATCGTGAAGGTCTTCTCCTCAGTGGGGTGGACCCCGTCAGGGTTGCCTTCGGTGTCGATCGACCGAGCGTAGACAGTATACGTCGTCGTGTTGCCGCCGATGCTGCCGTCCGAAGCGATCTTGAAGTTGCCTCGCGGAAGCACCACGGTCAGGCGGATGGTGTCAATGGTCTCATCAGCGTTGCACGCAGGGAACCACCCAACATATCGGTCGTCTCGGTCGAAGTCGACGATTAGCTTCGCTTCGGTCTCCGGTGTCAGGATGCCGTCGACCTCAATGTACTGGTTGTCCGGGTCAACATATGTGACCTCGTAGGTGCTGCCGTCGCCGTTCGCGCTGGGATCTGACGGGCTGTAGTTGCGGAGGCGGACGGTGTCACCCTGGCTGAAGATCGAGAAGTTGTGTTGAGAACCTTCCAGTGGCTGTTTCGGGTCCGTGTTCAGCGTAATCCGAGAGTCCCCAGGAACCGTCACATCAACATACGACGCGCAAAACTTGAAGTCGAAGTCCAGGTTGCTGACATTTGCCGAGGTGGTGATCGTGTCCGGGATCAGTGCGGAGATCTCACCAGCCGGAACGAACTCTACCTCAACATCTTCCAACTCACCAGTGTAGTCGCCGTCTTCCCAGTAGGTGATGTCTCCGAAAGACAGTGACTTGATCTCCGACGAACCAGCGCCCAGGGAGTAGTGCTGGTAGAGAACCTGATAGTTGTTCTCGTACTCGCTGTACGGCGTCGCTACATAGTCCGGGAAGTACTTGAAGGTGCCGTACACCTTGGACACCGGGTCACCCAGTCGGGCACGGTTACCACGCGCACTGACCGAGTAGGTCGGAGAGAGTCCCTCCGACTTCTGCTCCTGCGTCGACGGGTCCTCCGTCGGCATCGGGATCAGCTCGTTGACCAGGAACGACCCGGCGGTGATCGCAGCCATCTGGGCTGCGTAATGGTACCACATAGGGTTGGCTGGCATCAACGCGAACGCGGCCACGGTGACTGCGATCATCGCGACCGTTCGCAGCAGGCTTTTGCCCTCCTCATCGTTGCCCAGGGGCAGCACCATAAACCCAAGCTGGTCTTCTTCGCCAACGACGGTATCCCAGTCTGCACGCAGCGTCGGCTCCCCGTTATAGAAGCACACCACCGGAACAGCCTGGGGAAGGTCCCAGTTGTCGTAGTGGTCCTGGATGGTCGTACCCGGAACAAGCGGCTGCTTCTCCAGGTTAGCCAGCGGGGTCGACAGTTCGTTACTGCACTGCATAGTAGGTCAGGTGATTCCAGCCAGCGCCCTTCAGGCTCTGGAGGGTGTCCCACTGGACACCGAGCTTTCCGATGGAGTGGAGGATTCCCCCACGGTCGTAGTCGAGGTACACGCCCACATGGTACGGGCGCGTCGAGTGCGCCATCTCAACGATGGCACCATGCTGGGGTCCGTCCAGCTTCACGAGGTTATCGCGAATATCCGTGTCCCGAAAGGTTCGGGCGATTTCAGACAGCTTCTTGGGCGTATCCTCCAGCTGGGGGACAACCGCCCCGAGCCTGTCTTGGACCGCCCAGACAAGTCCCCAGCAATCGTAGTGCGTTGGACCGTATGCGCCAGACTTCCACGGCTTACCCAACAGGTCGTCGATCATTACAGCAGGCCCGGATACTCCGAGGGTCGGTAGACCTTGTTCGGGAAGGCTTTGTTGTGTAGGTTGGTGAACAACGCGGTCATCGTGACGCGTGCGTTGCTGCACTTGACCTTGCGAACCGACAGACCGCTGAGGGTGTATTGGATCGTGTTCGGGGAACTGAGGAGGTACTCCCGGTAGGTCACGGTGATCGGGGAGTCCGTCAGAACCGCCGTGTCCAGGTACTGGGTCACATCACGCGTCACATTGTCCAGCGTGATCGAAAGCTCCGGAACCTTGTTTTGCTCCTGTTCGGGCAGCTCGAAGTCGAACATCATGCCAACGAAGTTGGCAGTCGTACCATCCTCAAGACCCAGGGTGTGACCGTAAATGTCCAGCCCGCCGTACTCCGTCGCGGCTTCCAACAGTTGGCCGAAGTCCCGCACGACCCGCACCGGCTCCGCAAAGCTCGGGTGGTTGAGTTCCAGGGTGTGCAGGATCACCTCGTCCGTAGAGGCCGAGGCGTATGCTTCCTGGATTGCTTCCGTGAGGTCAGCCATTAGATTCGGTAGCAGATGACATGCAGGGTGGTGCTGCTGAAGCCACTACCGTCAGTCCAGGTGACACCAAGTTTGTTGGTCGAACGGTTCCAGGTACTGACCTGACCGTTATACTGCGGGATCACCATGTAGTTCGCGTCTGGCTCTGTGGTCGTGAAGTTGAACTCGATGTTGTCAACACTCACCGAGGTGAAGGATGCGTAGTTAACCTCGTTGTACGAACTAGCTACGCTCCAGGTGGTGCCAGTCCGCGTCAGCGAGAACACACCCGCGAAGATCACGCCTGGGATCGTGTCGATCGCCCCGTCGATGATGTTGTTGTTGACCTTATGGTCACCACCAGCGTCTTGGGTGATGCCAGTCGTGCTGTTCTGGATAGAGTTTCCAGTGACGAGGTGACCCTCGCCGCTCGCGCTGTTATCCACCAGTCGGATACCGGTGGCGCTGGCGCACTCCGCTCGGTTACCGGTGACCACACACCCATCTGTGGTGGCTGCGACATAGATGCCGTAGTCTGCCTGCGTGGTGTTCACGGTGTTACCCGTGCAGGTCCAGGCTCCGCGTTGTAGGCGAATGCCTGATGCACTACTCTCCGAACCCTGACCGGCGTCGTCGACCACATTACCTCCACACGCAGCAACCAAGGCACCCGTCGAATCCGAGTTGAGGTAGAAGCCGTACCGCTTGAATCCGTAAACGGCGTTACCCGACACAATGGCCTGACCGTCCGTGTCAAGGTAGATGCCGTCGCGCGTGTGGTTACTTGAGGCATCCTCCGAGCGGACAATGTTGTTGCGGACCACCACGGACTCTGTTGCGGACGAGTTTACATGGTAGATCGCGGCACCGTGAGTCGCCCCAGCGATTCCCTGGATGATGTTGCCCAAGATCTGCACATCTTGGGTAATGTTGTTGATGCCGTTACAGTTGTTTACGGCAGCTGCCGTGGAGTAGTGGTTACCGATGAAGTTTTCTCGGATGACATTAGAGTGCCCCTCCAGGTTATCCGACACCGACCCAGCGGTAAGTGCAACTCCACGATCAACACCGGTCACCAGAATACCAGCGATCGAAGCTGGCGTGACGGTGGTGCCGAAGTCGTTAAGGATGTTGCCGGAGATAATATTATCGTGCCCAGCGACCTTAATGACCTCGACATTGTTCGTGTTCAGCGTGCGGTCGTTGTTCCGGAACATGTTGCCCACGATCCGGGAATACTCGCCCTGGAAGTAGATGAACCGGAATGTCGAGGCCACCTCGACATCGATGTTCTCGAATAGGTTGTTCTCAATAACAACATTGCGGAACTTGCCATCACCATCCGTGCCGCCGATACCGAACTCGATAACCGTGTCCGAGGTCATCGCAGTACCCGTACCGTCGAAGATGTTATCTGCGATGCGGGCAGAGCTTACCGGAACCCGACTGAAGATGACATCCCCAGTGCTGCCAGTAAACTTGCAGCCCGTGATCTCCAGTCGGTCGATCCGGGTGCCAGTGGCTGCGGAGGTAGTCGTTCGGATCACGCTGTCCCAGTCCGCAAACTCGATGTCTCGGATGATGGTGCTGTGTTCCGGGCGAACGAACTGGCCCGTACCGCCACCGCTCCAGGTGATCGTAGTGCCAACCTCCCCCACCATGGTGAGTGCCCCAGTGGTGGTGAGAACCGTCCACACGCCGATGTCGTAGCTACCTGCCGGAACGAACAGGGTTCGCCCAGTCGACATAGCTTCGTTCATGGCATTGGTGAACGCCGTAGCACTGGTGGTAGCTCCAGTCGGGTCCGCGCCGAAGTCGATGACACTCAGCAGCTCTTTCTGGAACTTGTCCTCCACGAAGCGGCTGGACGATCCCGTCGAGCCTTGATTGTAGGTGACAGCGTTCGCGTCGGTCGTGCCGATACTTTGCGGAGCCGCCAACAGGCGGACCTGCACGAGTTCACCCCCTGCAAGACCCGACGCGAGGCGCACCGTGTCGTTGCTGGTCGTGGTGGTCTGGATCGTGTAGGTCGACGCCTCCTGGACGCTGCCATCCACCGTGACGATGACCGAGTTGACACCAGGAATATCCTTGCCGGTGCAGACGAAGTCCGTCTGGGAGGCGGTAGCTGTGAACTCGTTGTTGCCAGCAGTCAGGCTGCTGGTCATCTGGTTGAACAGCTTGGCGATCGTGGGAACCGTCCCAGAGTCCGTGGTAACATCAGTGGACGAGTCACCGTTGACGATGACATCCAGCTTGTTATCCAAGTTGTCCAGGAAGTTGGCCAGGGCGGCCTCAAGTTGTGCTGCGGTAGCGGCCATGGTTAGCTAGTAGCGTGGTAAGGAACCTTGTAGGTAGTGCCGTTGACTTCCATCTCGATGTAGCCCGCAACAGCTCCTGCGGAACCTGCCGTGGTTCCAGTCCAGTTCAGTTCGGCCATACCGTCGTACTTGTCACGGTTGATGATGGTGTTGTTGTTCGCAGCGAGCGGATCGATCGTGTTGCTCGACCCGGTGTTATCGATCACATTGATCGTATTTCCCGTGGCAGCCGACTGGATGTTGGCCACCTTCGAGTCCGTCCCAGGCTCTGCGATTCCCTGGATGTAGCAGTAGGTCGAGTCCAGCTTCACCGCGTAGGTGAAGCCACCCTCGATCCCTGCCTGACCCTGGGCGGCGTTCCACCAGCCACCAAGGACGACGACCTCGTCCGAAGTGTCGATGTTGAGCGCAACGATGTATCGCTCGAAGTGGCACTGATAGAACTGGTGGGCGTTACACTCTTTCGTGCTGACCGAACCGTCACCCTCGACGAGTCGAACGCTGTCCCGGAAGATGTTGAAGACACAGCCGCGCATATGGTTCCAGTAGCACGCGTAGCCGGTGCTTGCTGCACCAGACTCGTTGCCGATCATCTTCACTGCAACAGTCTCCGGGTCACCGCCGCCCCAGTTGGGGATGGTGCCAGCAGCGTTGCCCACGAAGTAGCAGTCCACGATGCGGTTGTGGACGGCGCTCTGCTTGCGGCAACGGATTGCGATCGACCCAAACTCGCTGCCAGCTTGCAGCGTGTGGTCGAAAGTCAGCCCCTCGATCTTCGAGTCGCGCCAACCGTCGGCCAGGATCGCGAACCCTGCGGTGTTGTAGCCGTCCGTCGCGCCCGTAATGTTCGACTTGATCGTCGCACCCTTGTCACCGATGAGGTTCACTCGGCAGCTACCCGACGCGCCAGTCACCGACAGGTCAATCTGGGTGTTGATTTTGTAGGTCCCAGCGGGGAAGTAGACCGTGCCGCCCGTAAGGGTCTTGCAGTGGTCAATCGCTGCCTGGATGGCGGTGCTATCGTCCGTGGTACCGTTGCCCAAGGCTCCGAAGTCCTGGACGCTGACGCGCTCCGAAGACTTGGCCTCAAGGTCCGTCGCGGCTGCTCCAGCCGCGCTAGGAAGGGTGTAGCTCACGCTGTCAGCGTTGGAGGTGGTCCCAACAATGCCGACGCCCAGGACGCGGATCTGGATGTTGTTCGTTCCAGTCGCCGGGGCCGAGCTGAATACCACAGTGTCGACTCCAAGGATCGAGTAATCTGCGGGAGCCACCCAGTCTCCGTCGACAGCCACCAGAATAGATGTCACGGACGCGATGTTCGCGCCCGTGCAGGTGAAACTGGTCAGGATGCTGTTACCGCTGAATACGAAGTTCGTCGCGGTCAGCGAACCCTGCATCTGGTTCTGGAGCTTTGCGATGCTGGGGACCGTTCCGGAGTCGATTGTGACATCGGTGGACGCGTCGCCGTTGACGATCTGGTCCAACTTGTTATCGAGATTGTCGACGAAGTTGTTGAGCGCGTCCTGAAGATCAGAGGAGCTGTATGCCATTAGGTGTAGCGCGGGTCGACCGCATCATAGTAGTGGTTGTTGATGTAATCGTCAGCCTGGGCGAACAGCGTGTTCAGCACAAAATCCTCACCGTATTCATTCAGCAAATACACCGTGCCGCCGCCGACAGAGCCCAGGTCGCGGACCTCACACTTCGCGGTGACCTTCCAACGGCGATGCCCAGCGTCTCGTGCGCTGAACGGCTCCAGGAACCGCACCCGTTTGGTGCTGTATTCCGAGCCGGTATACAGATTCACATCGAACCACAGCGCACCGTTCTGGAGGTCGTCTGTATAGAACGCGCGGAAGAAGTCAAACTCCAGATCTCTGAAGTCCCAAATGAGCTGCACCAGTGAGGTGCTGTCGGTGAACCGGCGACGAACGCGCTTGGGTCCGACTTCCATGCTGGTACGCACGGAGTCGTCCTGATGCTGTAGGCTATAGCTTCCCCGCTCAGGCGCGAAAGGCAGGATGTTACTGGGCCACTGTGGGATTACGCCGTCCATGCGGGTATTATACCACAAATGCGGGTGGCGTGTTGCTATTTCTTAGGGAATGGCCAGGACTTGACGCGCTCAGCCCCGAACCTTTCGGTGCCCCAGGCGACCAGATCCGGGCCCCACTTGGCGTGCTTGGAGAGGTTGCACGAGCCGCATGCCGGAGCCAGATTGCTGGGCCAGTTCGACCCACCCTTGCTCAGGGGCTTGACGTGGTCCAGGTGCAGGTCCTCTGTGGACCCACAGAAGATGCACTTGTGCCCATGGGCGTCGAGTCGGGACTGGATGTCCTTGGCGGTCGCTGACCCGTCGGCGTTGCGCTCGCGGGCCCGACGCCTCTGGCCGTGTATCAGGAACTTGTGGGGGTTGGCTGCGTAGTACGCCCGGGACTTCTCCAAGATTTTCTCCTTGTTGGCGTCGCGGTACCGCTTCTTGCTGGCCCGGATCTTCTCCCGGTTGGTGTCGCGGTACGCTCTTCTCGACTCCCGGATCTTCTCCCGGTTGGCTTCACGCCACGCCTTGTTCAGCGCGAGGGTGTGTTTCGGGTTGTCTTGGTACTTCGCCCGACGCTTGACGCCAATCTCGTCGCGGTTGGCGTGCCAATGCTCCCTCTTCTGCTTCAGGATCTTTTCGCGGTTGGCTTCTCGGAAAGCCTTGCGACATGCCTTGCACTGGGGGTACAGCCCGTCCTCGCGGGACTTGTCCTTGGTGAACTCCCCAGGGGTCTTCTCGACCCCGCACTTGGTGCAGGTTTTCATCGTTGGCCTCCGAGGAATAGGAGTACCATGAGGAGGAACTCGTTCCTCAAATCCCGGGCCAAATCGAGATTTCCCAGGTCTTCAGCGGTCTGAACTTCTTGACCTTTTTCCTGGATTTCCGCCACAGTCGGCAGCGGATCTGATATAATACCTTCAGTCATTTGAACTACTCTTACTAGTTTGGGTGATTAGAGGTCCAGGGGGGTTGCCGCCCCTCTGGACTCTTGTATTATACCAGAAAAATGCCGTCTGTGGGCAGGTTTCTTGTTATCCGAGCTGGATACCCGAAGCGCCGTTGAGACCGTAACGACCCTCAAGGGCAGCGTTCAGGCCCGTTCCGCCACGGGAGATGTCTGCACTGATGGCCCCTTTGATCTGATCGATGATAACGCGCGTATCACCGTTCTCGCCCTGCTCCACCCGAGCCTCGGTGCCCGGTGCGTTGTTGTGGACAGAGACATTCACGGTCGTATTGCCGCCGATAGACTGCTCCGGGCGCGTCACGGTGACCCGCTCGTTCGGGGAGGCCCGGAAGGCCACGAGCTGGGAGTCAGTGCCCCCGTTGCCCCCGACCATCATCCCACCGCCGTTGGCGAACCCAGGGAATCGGCTGGTCGATTGGCCCACCAGGAACGATCCGCCGTTCTGTAGCTGGCTGATTGGGTTACCGAACTGGTCGGTCGTGAACCCGTCACCATACATTGCGTTACCAGCGTCGTAGTTGACGCTCGTGCCACCGAAGGCAGACTTCAGAGCGTTGATAAGCGGCAGCAGGATCAGCAGACGCGTAATCATCCGCAGGAGATCCTCTAGGACAGCGTTGACGAACGTCTTGAAGTTGCCTCGGCCACGCACCACGAAGTCGGCGATGGCGTCCTCCGTGTTGCTGAGCGCCGTCTGGGCAAAGCCTTCCCACAGTGCGGTGGACAGGTCGTCCACGCCACGCTTAGCTGCATCAGCAGCAATCTCGACTTCGGGCAGTGACTCGTTGGCCAGCTTCTTGAGTGCGTTGTTGTACTCGTCCTGGGTCAGTAGGCCGTTGTAGAGTGCTGCGTCTAGAAGCTGAACGTTTTTCAGGTACTCCTCAGAGGCGAGCTTTGCGGAACCGAAATCTGCCGCAGTGTCCCGGATCTGGTCCTCCAGATCGGACAGCTTCTCAAAGAAGTCTGCGGTTGCGTCCGAGGCTTTCTCCATGGCTGACGTCCACGCCTCCGTGAACAGTTTCGCGTTAGCCGCAGACCGCTTCTTGTCTTCCTCATTGGACTTTTTCTTCCATTCGACCAGACGTACCAGAGAGAGGATCTCCGCTCGGAGAGACTGGTTGCTTTCCGCCCGGAGATCAATACCAACACGGGCCAGCCGCTGTTCATAGGCGAGCATCTTGGTGTACTCATCACGCTTATCCTCAGCCATGCTCAGCAAATCAATCTCGCCGCGCAGCTCCTCCTTAATAGACACCGTCGGCGAACGGAGCTGCTTGATGTTGTTGAGGAGCCGGGAAATCTGCATACGCATACGATCAGCAGCATCCGCAAAGTTGGGATCGTTGGCAATCCGGTTCAGCTGCCGCTGAGTGTCAATCAGCTGCTGACCAAACGCCTTGACCTTCGTGTCGACGAAGAACTGGTCAATCGGCTCTGCCGCGTTCTTGGCTGCATCACCAACATCGTCAAACGCCTTACTCATACCCTTGAGTGCAATAGCACCCGTCAGGATGATGGAGCCGAGCATCAGCACTGGGTGACGCTTGAGCGTCTTCCCGAAAGTATTGGCCCAGAAGTTGGCGACCTTGAGGCGTTCACCCATGATTCCGGTGGTCGCTGCCATCTTGGCCGATGCAGCCGATGCAAGTAGCATGCGGGTCTTCAGAACAAGCCACGCAGTGCCCATGAGGATCAGGGTGTTCACCAGTGGTCCAAT